ACTTGCCATCGACGTAGATCAGGGCCGGCCACTGGTGGAACGCGGTGCCGTGCTGGTTCACGACGAACTTCGCGCTCTGGTTCACGCTCACGCGGTGCCCGCGCAGGCTGCCCTCGATGATGCACTCGAAGCCGTGGGCGTTGACCTGCCGGATGCGCACGTCGGTCAGGTCGCCCAGCTTCTGCGTGAGCTTCACGACGAACTGGTCGATCTGCTGCTTGGCGTAGGACTTCGCTTCCTTGTCGAGGCGGGCGCGGTCGAGGCGCGGAGCGGTGCGGCCTTGCAGCGAGTCGCCGGTCAGGAAGCGCTGCACCACCTTGCGGAACGTGTCGATGTCGTCAGCGCGCACGTTCTCGGGCAGCTTCGAGCGGGAGCTGTAATAGGCGCCCAGCAGCTTGACCATGTCGGAGCCGTAGCGACTGGTCAGTTTCTCGAAGGCGCCCTCGATATAGCGCTCGAAGTCCCGTTCCAGCTCCGGTGCCAGCTTGCCGAACTCGGTCGCGTAGACCTTGCCGGTGGCCGACAGGCGAATCTTCTCTTCGCGCTCGGTCTTGGTCGGCGCCTTCGGGGCGACCGGGGCGGCGTTGAGCTTCGCGCGCAGCTCGACCAGCTTGTCGATTTCGGCGACGCCTCCGGCGGCCTCCGGGAAGATTTTGAGCACGACCGCGGCGTGCTTGGAGCGCCAGTTGTTAAGGGTGTTCGGCAGAGCCCAGTAGATGGCCTCTTCATCCGCGTCGAGCTTGCCGTTGGGGTCGCGGGCATTGCGGCGCTCGATCACGCGCTGCTGGATCGCGTTGCGCATCATGTCGTAGGCGCGGCTCAGGTCGGTCAGCGCGTCCTTCTGCGCCTGCTTGGTGGCGAATCCGGCCTCGTGCGCAGCGACGGCGCGGGCGACCAATTCTGCGGGGCTCTTCGGGTAGGACATGGCGGACTCCGGTTGTGATGGGGCTAAGGTATATCTAGCTATACGTCGGTGTCAACGGGGCCCGGGCAAAGAAAAGGGGCGCACGCGGCGCCCCTCGATCTTGCCCTGCCCCGATTACTCTTGGAGGCCGCGGAACTCCCGGACCCGGTAGCCCTCGATCCCCTTCTCGTAGGCCCCGCGGAACCGGGCGCGGAGCTGGGTGTCGCCGTGGCGGTTCACATAGTCGTCCAGCACGTCATTGGCGATGCGCGCGACCTTGGCCCGCTCGAACAGGGCGTTGTAGTAGTCGCCTTCCAGCGCCTTCGCCCGCACCGCCCGGGCCGTCAGGTTGCTGGCGTAGTGGTCGGCGTAGCGGCCGGTGTTGAGCTGCTGCTCGACCCATGCGTCCATGGGCAGCTCCCATGCGGCGCGCGCCGCCGGGGCGGCCGCGGCGGGCGCTGCAGGCGCGGCGTTGGATGCGCGCACGCGGACGATTTCCTCGCGGACCTCGGCGATCGCTTCCTTCAGGGTGTCGCGGCGCTGCGTGAGCACCTGCTCCATCTTCGGCGCCGCGGTGCGGATGCCGGCCGGCGGCTTCACCTTGATGGCGGCGAGCCGGCGCTGGAACTTCTGTCGCCCGGCGTCCATGGCCTTCGCGATTTCGGCGACTGCGGCGACGTGGTCATCCTGATTGCGCACTGGCACGACGGTACCGTTCAGCAGCACCTGCCAGATGTCGCCGGACTGCTTGATGCGCAGCACCACGCGCTGCGAGTCCGCGAAGGTCAGGCTCAGCTCGCGGTAGGAGATTCCCGACGTGCGCTTGATGCCGGCGACGGCCTCGGTCTGCGCCACGCGCGAGCCGGCGCGGCCGAACTGCTGCACGGCCTTCTTCACGCCGGAGTCGGCAGGGCCCAGCTTGTTGAAGTCGAACAGCAGGTTCTTCATCGGACGGTCCTCTGGTGCATGGGGCCATTGTGGTGCCGGCGGTGGCCGGCGGGCCCGGTTATTTCCGCGTTCAGGGCTGCGGCGGGCCCGATGTCGCGGTGCCGCCCATGACCTGCGTGTGCTTGTGCGCCTTGCCGATGTTCACGCCGCCGTGCGTCACGCTGCCGCCGTTCATGGCGACGTTGCCGCCGACAGTGAGGTTGCCGGTGATGGTCGTCTCGGGCGTGTCGATCGTGGTCGAGCTGGACGCGTTGACCGTGGCCGTCTCGCAGTTCGCGATGACCTCGGGCGCCACGATCGTGATCTTGGTTGCCGACTGCAGCAGCATGTCGCTGCCGGCGATCAGGTTCATGAGCGTGTCGGTCAGCAGCTCCATGTTCGCGTGGTGCCAGCGGCGCCAGTCCACGTCATTGCCGGTCTGCGGGTTCCGCCAGCCGGTGATGATCGGATAGCGCGGGTCGCCGCCAATGAAGGCGATCCAGACTGTATCGCCGGGCACGATTTCGATTTCCGTTCCGTGCGGGCCGGCCTTGGCCTTGTCGCCGATCGGATACTCGATTTCCGCCTCGGGCAGCACGTCGCCGCCGTCGGTCAGGCCCGGCACCTCGACGCGGCACGTCCGGCGCTCCGGCAGGTATTCGCGCACCACGGCCGGGTAGCGGCCGGGCATCATCCCGAAGTCGGTCATCCTTCCAGCGCCCCCAGCCATAGACGGGTGTAGCTCTTGCCCGGGCCGTCGCCGCTGGTTGCGCCCCAGACGTGCGCGGCCGTGATGACGGCCAGCTCCGAGCCGTCGGAGAATCGCACCAGCTCGCCGGCGCCGATCGTCATGTCGAGCGGCACCTTGACCACCCGCGCGCGCAGCAGGCACCGGCTCATGTTGCGCAGTCGCTGCTCGTTCTGGAACGGGGCGAAGCGCGCGATGCGCGGCTTGTCGCGATTGCCGAACACGAAACCCGCGGCCGCGTCGATCGAGTAGAAAAACGGCAGCTCGTGGCGTTCGAGGAAGCCGCTTTCCACGTCGTCGGAGGCATTGTGCGGGAGCGTCGTGATCGGCGCCTGCTTGAACAGGTCAGGCAGCCGGATGAACGCGAGTCGCCCATCCTTCCAGCGCACGACGCCACCCTCTTCCTGCAGCACCCGGGCGACGTGGAACGTCGGCGTGTCGCCAACCGGGCAGTAGAAGCGGGGGACCGGGAAGTCGGCGCCGATCGCGCGGATGGTGGCACCCGCGGCGCGGTAGATCGCGGCAAGCGACGCCTGCTCGCGAATGATCGCGCGATTGCGGACGAACGCGACGGCATGGCAGGAGTCCAGTAGCGCAGTGACGCGCATGACGGCCTTCAGGCGCTCGCCCTGCACGTCCTTGCCTTGCGCCTTGACGGACTTCACGATCCGGAACTTGTCGCCGGAGCCCGTGGTGATCGTCTGATCCTGCGCCAGCTGGCGCTCGATGCTCGCGTCGCCGACGGTGATGTCGGCTTCCAGCGTCATGGGCACCGGCGCGAGGTCGCTACGCAGCGTCGCCGAAGCGATCAGGTCGCCTCGGATTTGCGAGCCATCGGCGAGCGACAGGAGCACGGCTTACACCGTCAGGATCGGACGGCAGAACGCCTTGACCGGCAGCTCCATTTCGGCCTGCATGATGTCGGCCGCGACGCTCACGGAGTCGCGGCCGAACACGTCCACGCCAAGCCCGCGCGAGGCTTCGAGCTGCAGCGCATTCTCGCGCTCGACGTACAGCAGGAAGAGCGGGCGGATCACCGCCCACTCCGACACGCTCACCACGGTGAACGCGTCGATGTCGCCGTCCGGCGGCGTGGAGAGCTTGCCGTAGCCGGCGTACATCCGCGTAGCCGCGACCGCCTGCGCCAGAATGTCCTCTGGCGACAGCAGGTTGCCGGCGGGCCTTTCGGAGCCAGCAAACAGTGCTGCAAGGTCGGTCAGGACGGCCATCAGCGGTAGTCGCGGCTGTTGCCTTCCTTCACGTCGCCGAAGTAGTGGTAGAAGATCGTGCCGCTGAAGGTCAGTACCTGCGAGCGGTTTTCCCAGTCGCGGTCGGGCTGATCCATCTGGATGAAGCAGTCCACGATGCGCTTGACGCGCAGGTACTGCTGCGGCGTGCCCTCGTACACCTTGGCGTTGAACTGGCCGCCCTTCGCGATCAGGTCGATCAGCATGCGGTCGGTGGAGCCGGCCTGCGTCTCGAAGATCGAGATGGGGCCCTGCATCGCGGTGGCGACCTGCTGCGGCTGCCAGAGCTTGCCGCCGAGCGGGGACGGGACTTCGATTTCGCCCTGCGAGGACAGCTCGGGCCACGGGGCCTGCTTGACCAGCAGCCAGTTCTGCTCGAAGCCTTCGATTTCAAAGGCGAAGTCGGAGTTGATGGCCTTGTCGCCAGCCGCGCGGGTGGCGTCGTAATGGCCCTTCAGGATTTGCGCAGTGGAAACAGTCATGTCCGTGTCCTGCTGATGGATAAGAAATTCTGAGCGTTGAGTATGGGTCCGCGCGCGAGTGCGTCAGCCGGGCTTTTCCTGATCCCGCAGGCACGGCCGCAGGGCGGCTTCCAGCTCCTGCTCGTAGCCCTTGCGCTGCAGGCGCTCCGCGCGCAGCGCGGCCATCTGCTGCCACACGTCGGAACCGATCGGGAGCGCGTCCACGGCGAACGCCGGCTTCGCCGGCATTGCGGTGGCGCAGGGCACCAGCACCGGCACCTTGACCTCCCGCACGGGCGGCGGCGTGGGACGCGTGTCGCGCCCGGCGCAGGCCGTCAGGATCAGGGCTGCCACGAGGATCACCGCCAGCCGGAACACGTCTCGCATCACAGCACCCCCTCGCGCTCTGCGCGCAGCTAGTTGTCGAAGTCGGCGGTAGCTGCGGCGCAGACCTCGGCGCCCGGCGGCGGCCGGCTGGCCAGCAGGGCGGCCGCGGTGCGCTGCATGCGCTCGGATGCCTCCCGGGCGGTTGCAGCCGCATCGGCGGCAGCGGCCTGATTCGCGAGTGCGCGCTGGGACAGCTCGGCGATCACGTCGTTCTGCGCGGTCAGTGCGCCGTCGATCGCGTCGCAGTATTCGTCGCGGCGCGCGGCCATGTCGTCGTCCAGCGTCTTCTGCGCCTTGGCCGCGGCCAGCTCGCCGTCCAGCTTGGCGATCTTGTCGGCGCTGCGGGACTCCGCCCACTCGAACCCGGCCCAGCCACCCAGAAAGGCGAGCACGAGCGCGGCGATGATGGCGGCGCCAATCTTGGCGGCGAACTTCTCCATCACGCCCCTTCCCTCGCGGCAAGCGTTGCCCGGCCGCGCAGCGACCGGAGGCGCGCGGCATTGATGCGGAGCTGGCGTCCGTACAGCACGACCAGCATCCCGGTCAGCAGTGTGTAGATCGCGCTCGGCAGCTCCGGGCGCATCCCCATGAAGAGAACGGCGCAGAGGCCCACGGCCGACATCACGAACAGGCCGATCAGCGACAGCCCGCGCAGATGGCAGTACCAGCCACGCGGCTTGTCCAGCATGGCGATCGTCACGACGACGCCGTAGATGGCCAGCACACAGCCGGCGATGAACATCGCGAGCTGCAGGAGCGTGAAGACGGACATGGAGGCGGTCCTTTGGTCAGGTTGCGGAGGGTTCCGGCATGCCCGCCCGGCGCTTCAGGAACGCGACGAGGTAGGCATGCAGGTACGGCGAGAAGAGGCCGACGATCGCGGTGCGCGCGGCCTCGGGGATGTCGGCCGCGGGATTGGGCACCGCGGGCATGAACGGAACGTGCGGCAGGCCGCCGACGTAGGCGCCGAAGAGCCACGAGAATGCGGTCAGCATCGCGATCCGCATCACCACCTTGCGCAGCTCGCCGGGCTGGTGCGCGCGCTCGGCGTGGACGGCAAACAGCGTGCCGACGGCGGCGGCGATGATGGCGAACCACCACTGGCCGGTGACGGCGACGGCGGCGCTTGCGGTGGTCGCGGACTGGCCGACTAGCGCGGCCGTGGTGGCTTCGATCTTCACTGGGCTCCCCCCTTGAAAACGTCCTGCGCGCTCGGAACGCGCTTGTCACCAGCGGGAGCCTCGTTGTAGAAAACCTGCAGGCTGGTGTCGTAATTGTTGATGGCGTAGTTCGGGCCGTTGTAGAAGCGGGCGAACACCGCCCAGACCTTCTTGCGCAGCGCTTCCAGCATGGTCATGCCGTAGAGCGGGCCTTTCACCGAATACTTGCGGCGATCGTTCTTGACGAACTGCACGAACGCGGCGATGTGCTCGCTCTCGCTGCGGTACATGGCATTGATGAACGCCTGCAACGAGCTGAAGCCGCACTGCTTCCAGTTGTCCCCGAGAATCTGGAAGCATCCCCAGCTCGCAGCGCGCAGTGCCGCGTCGCGGTTGAGCGCGGCCGCGGCGGCGATGCGGTCATGCTGGTGCTGGCCAGCCGCCCCGTAGCCGCCGGGCGGGCCGCTCAGACCCGGGTGCGACGCGTTGTAGCGGCCGCCGGTGAAGTCGCGGAACTTGTGGCGCTCGAACAGCACCTTCGGTTGACCATCGGCAAGGAAGCCGCGCCCGCGCACTTCCTTGCGCACCACCGCCTTGATCGCGGCCACCTCGCACTGCAGCTCGGCCGCGGCGCGGATGATGTCGGACTCGGTCAGTGCGGGCTTGCTCATGCGCGTCTCAGCATCTTGGCGAG